CATGAGGTCATCTATCTCTACCTTCTTCAGTTCAGGGTCTTTGTTTTTTGCATCCCAGATCTTCCCGTGGAGACCGGCACCACCGAAGTCATTCGGATCAGTGGGGGCAGACAGGAACATGTAGTCGACATCAGGCTTGCCACAGTCTTGAACACACCAGTTCTCGGCATCCAGGCGTTTCCTTCTCGGGACCATTACCCAGTTGTCTTGGCAGTCGTCTATGAGGATCTTATCGAATCCCTGGCCAACCATACAGTGAGCATCAATCTTCAGGATGTATTCCCCTTTGGCAAGAGCGACTCCGGCATTGATAGCCTGTCTCATACCATGAGAGACCCCACGGTGAATGATTTTCAAACGGGGGTCATCTCTCAGAGCTGGGTCCGGCCAGTATCCATCGAGGACGGCAATGACCTCAATCTCGCCTTCAGCATGTTCCAAGAGATCGTCTATTGTTTTTTGGAGGAACTGCTCATTGCGAGCAGGGATGACGACGCTCAACATAGTTTTAGGCGTAGGATTTAGTGTACGAAGTCTTCCTGGTGTAGGTCGCACTGGTTCCGGTAAGCTCTATCAGAAATGAGTTTGCTCCGACATAAAACTGGGGGAAGATTCCGGTATAGGCAACCTCGGCACCGTTCAAAGTCACCTTCATGTTCTCCTGGTCAAATACCACCACGTCTCCGTTGTTGAAGGCGTTTGTCAGGGTGATTTTGTTTCCATTGGCCTGAAAATCCATCTGGGTGATAGCGTTCTCGGCCGTGAACGTGACCGTCAACTGGAAGTCATCCGGTGGGACAGAGCCATCGATAGTGATGGATTCGTTCTGGGTGAGGTCGGTGATACCAGCGAGCGTGTCCTCGGTCCGGCTAGTACCGTAACCGACACCGGCAGGGACTACGAACTCAATCTCGAAGGGAGCGAAGGTGAGGTTGAAGTAGTCACGCTTGACATCGCACCGAGAGACTGAGGCCACGAACCGGCGAGTTCCTCCGGCGTATTCGATATCCAGGTTCTTTCCAGAGAGGTCCATGAGGGCCTTGAATGCATCGATGTTTGCCTCGAGATCATCTTTGTCGTTCCCCTTAATAGTGCCAGTCATCGTGAACCTTTTCTGTCGGTACTGGGAATTGATGATGTGGGCCCCACGCTGGCGAGCCAGCTCATAGGAAAAAATCTCTTTGTTGTTTGTTTCCTCAGACGTAAAGCTCCGCACTGAGTACGGAGATGACATGAGAGAGACTGCGTTGAATGTGATATTCATAGGCTATATAGCACCCATTCGACTGAGTTCTTGTTTTCGGTTTATGGCTCGCTGTACCTGTTCGATGACGCTCCTGACATCCATGTTGGCTGGGGGATTGTAGATATTCACCGTGAAAGCACCACCACCTTGATTTCCAAGGCTTGGCTTAATCGTTCCACTCTGTGATGGTATGAACACTTCAGGACGGTGCTCACCGACAATGTAGGCTTCTCCGGAACGGACAGAACCACCGAGGGCCTTACCAGGCATCTTCATCTCGGGTAGAGTATCCTTCCCTATCTTGTCGGCCAGTTTGTTATAGCTCGAGATCATCTTATTGATGAATTCAATGACAGGCTTGAAGAAGCCAATGATCGACTCAGCAATCCCCTTGATGGAATCCTTGAAGCCAGACCACGCACCTTTTGCTATATCGATACCACGAAACATGGCATAGAACACTGCTTCAAAGACGGCAGTCAAAGTCTTCATTACCTTAGCAATCACACCAACTGTGAACACTACGGCGTTCCCGAATGCTTCAAAGTAACTCTGAGCTGACTGAATCTTATCCTGTGGGATGCTATTGATTGCTTCTGTGATTTTAGGAATGAACGGTGTGAGGGCATTTGAGATTACTCCACCGATGGACTTCTCCAAATCTCCGAACGCTTGCTGTGCCTTGAGCAACTGACCAGAGTTTGTATTTGCCATGGCTTCATTGACTCCGTTGTATGTGGTGCCAAGAATTTCAGTAATGGCTTTCACCTTCTGCTCCTCGTTACCAAGCTCAATCATTTTTTTCTGAGTATCTGTAATGACGAATCCTTGCTTTGTGAGTACCTCGAAGTTACCCTGGAACGCCTTACCAAGACCCTGTGCTACCATCTTGGCATCTTCCATAGTAGCGTTCATACCCTTCTCGGCTACTATCATGTCCAAAAGTCCAGGAATGACCTTCTCAATCGATTTCGACTGCAAATCAAAGGTAGCCAGCTGTGCTTGGGCTGACTTGATAGTTTCATCATCTAGTACACCGACTTTCCTCAAGGCATCGGCTTGGCGGTTTAATGCCTCGACGTTCTCCATCGTAGCTCCTTTGAGGTTGAGAACAATCTTCTCGAGTTTCTTACTAACCTCCTCTGACTCAGAAAAGGCTTTGACTGCTTTTACACCGAAAGCAACCGCACCGACACCGGCAACGGCAAGACTGGTAGCAATGTTTTTTCCAACCTTAGCCACTCCTTCCATGGAGCTCCCGACTTTTTTGATAGTGCTCGAGGCTTGATCCTTAGCCGTGACTAGCAATTGAATTTCAGTTGTTGTGGCCATAATCACTTTTGCCGTTTTGCTTCTTCAGCTTCGGCCTGCCTGAGCATGGTCACTGTCTGAATGAAGGTGGTCGGCTGGTCTTGATATTGTTGGTACGTCCATCCCATGTACTTACATGTCACCGCTATGGAGACAAGCTCGTCTACTACCATCCCTCTACCGGCTGACAAATAGGCTACTTGTTGCTCTATTTCGTTTTTTTTTGATCGTCAAGACCACCAAAAAGCATAGTACAGTTCTGGATTATCTCTAGGTAATCCTGAATCCTCAAGTCCTTGACGTTCTGAAGAATGTTTTCGCTCTTACCATTGACTGTCTTCACACAAAGCTCAATCATCAGATCTTGAAGTTTCTCTCTTCCTTCGACTGACTTGTCATCAGACATGAGTCCAAGGGTTCTTCCTTCTCCTCCCGTGATGTAGTCAACGAGCTCCACTGTTACTCCACCAGTTGTCTCCACTTTTTTGAGTGCTCTCTCTGACATAGGTCTTGTATTAGGCTGACATGTTAATGAGGTAACAATCTGCCATCAGACGGTTGTTGGCTGAATCCCAAAGAGCCGTAAAGTTGACGGTCTGTGAAGAGATGTCATCGTTCTCACGCTGTGACTCCCACTCCGAGAACTCGACAACTGGGAGCTCCATGTAGAACTCTGCCTGTCCGGCAGTAGCGATTACGTCACGAGTGTTCAAAAGTTTCACCGAGAGAGCCTTGACAGATCCGTTGCACATGTAGTCACGGTAGGTTCGGTCCTCGTAGTTAAGAACGAGTGATCCCTGAATAGTGAACTGCTTGTTCAAAATATCTTCTGGCTCGAGGGTACCGTTCACCCAGTCGTAGTCGGCATTCTTCGAAATCGTCATCTTGAAGCTCTTGACAGATATCGCAGAAGCACCAGCCAGACCGGCGATATTTGAAGCTACCTTCATGGTAAAGTCACGGCCGACGAACTTGTAGTCGAGGGCAGGTGCCGGAGTCCAAGACGCATCGTTTCCTTTGCGACCCTTCATCCCAGCGACGAACTTCACAATCTCTTCTGGTGTGACTTCAATCTCGAGCGTGTCTACCATCACTCCCTTGAAGAGGGTATCTCCAATAGGATCCTCTACCCAGACCGAAAGGGTGGGGTGTTGGTTCGAGTTCAGGATGGAGTAGGTGTGCTTGGTTGCACTGGTGTAGACCGTTGACGGCGTATCCGTACCAAAGAGAGATTCGAGAATGTTTCCGAAAGAGTTGACATTGACATCACCTTCGATGGAACCTTCAGAGAAACGACCGGTCAAAATTGACTGGTCAGCAAAGCCGGAAATGTTTCCAAAGCTCTCACTAGAGCGAGCCTTGTTGGCCTTGTCATCAAAGTTGAAGTTCATCTTTGGCATGGTGTGGCTTGCCGAAATAGCAACTCCACGAGAGGACTCTACCCCTACCCCTACCTGCACTCGTCTTCCTATAAATTTTGCCATAAAATTGTCATTTATTTTTAATTGGCTTTGGTGATCCTGGTAGCAATTTCCATCTTTGCAAGGATGAATTTTCCTTCCTCGTCTTCGGCTATCTCAACCGTTGTCGGCTTTACCCCGATCATCGTCTTGCCGGACGGGAGTGCTATACCATTCATGAACTCATTGCTGTCGAATCTATCGGCAATGGAATCGCTTAGTTCCTCAAGGATCAACCGTGCCCTTCTTCTATCAATCGCACCTTCAACGACTTGGTATATGAAAAGCGTGTATGCGTACAGTATATCATTTTCTGAAGTGGAAAGGTAGGTAGAAACATTTCCATCATACGATACCTGAACGGCCGGATAGATTTGGAAGTCCTGATCTGGGTAGTCTAGAACCTGACCGACCCCCGTCGTAGCAAGCAGGTAGGCTTTGATGTACTCCTTAATGATGGTCGATGAAGTTGTCATACCTTGAGCAGTTTTTTAGTGATTGCCTCGATTTCGTTGAAGAAGAATCTAGTGATTGGGTCCTTGTGTCTTTTAGCTGTAACGTCGAAGAATGGACGTGCCTTCATGAATCTAGTTCCTTCGTGAACGAAGAGGGCGTATGGGGTCATTCTCGATGGCTTGATGATGGCTTTGAACTTTCCCGTCTGAGACATCTGGACCCCCCGTCTCATGGCACCGGTATCAATCGGACTCTTCCACATGTCCTCTCCCGTAGTGATAACCTTCTTGACCTCTCCGGAGGTGAAGACGGCTACTTTCAGGATAGAGTCTTGGATACCTCGAGACATCTTTTCAGGAGCCTGTTTGAAGGCCCTCATGATTTTGTCTCCGTTCTTGATTTCAATCGATATGTTTGCCATTAGTTTATTTTCTGGACTGTCAGTTTCATATAGTCGGCCATGAATCCGTCGTCTCGGTTCTCTACCCCTCCGGAAATGACCTTGTAGACGTTCCCGTTCCGGTCCTTGACCTTGTCACCTGGAAGGATATTCTGGTCCACATCGAGGTAGATAACGAACATCTTCCCAGAGGAACCTCCTGCCATGCTTGATTTGCCATCAGAAATGGGCTGTATAGTGGCTTCGAGGGTCGTAGTGAGGGTAGAATAGCTCTGTTTGTTTCCGGCGACCTCTGAGAGCCTATGGATTGATACTGTTTTGTCCAATAGGTACAACATATTTAGAGGTTCGGTCTTCGATATTTATCAACTACCTTCTTGATCACTGGGTCATTTTCAAACGAACCTGCCTCGGAACCTTTGGCAAAAGTGACTTGGTGGTCCCCGAGTCTCTCGCTTACGATGCCGGATGCCTTGAAGTCAAAGGAAAAGAACTGGACAATTTTCATGCAGGCGAATTGGAGGTCATACGGAATGGTCGTATACCCAGCCGTATAGCTCGCTCGGTAGTTCCCTGTTCCACAACTGAATCTGAACTGACCAATGATTCTGCCATATGCGTCTTCTCTCCAGTAGTCTTCTGTATCAACTACCTCCCACTGAGAGCTGTTGTCATAGGCACCATTCTTCTCGAGCGATGAGAAGGCCGTCACTGGATACTGTGGCAAGAGAATCTCCTTTTCACCATTGCCATC